GCCTCTTTTTTTTTTGCTATCTTTGTAAAAAAAGAAATCAATGATAAATTCTGTAAGAAATACAGTATTAGCTGTACTCAATAAAAACAATTACGGATACCTTTCTCCTCAAGACTTTAATTTATATTGTTTGCAAGCGCAAATGGATATGTTTGAGGATTACTTTTACCAATATAACAACTGGATTAACAGAGAAAATAATAGAACCTCTGGAACAGGTTATGCAGATATTGTAAAAGGCTTAGAAGAGGTTATAGATACGTTTAGCGTTATTAGTCCTTTGTTAAATCAAAGTACAGCTCAATTAAATAAAAGTTTATATACACTTCCTACCACAACTTTAAATGGAAGTGATTACTATTTACTAAACAAAATATTAATTTATCAAACAGTAAGAGCTACGGGAACAAATACTGCAGTAGTAGGTAACAATCAACTTATTGATACTAATGCTACCTTTATAACAAATGGTGTTGTTGCTGGAGATATAGTAGGATATGTTGTAGGTGGTATTCCTTTTAATGCAGTAGTAGAAGTAGTTACTTCACAAACACGACTGGAATTAGAAGCAACCAATTTAACTGCAACAGGAATAAGTTATTCTATATTTAATAGTTCGGATATTAAAGAAGCTGAAAAAGTAACTCATTCTAAAATTACACTTTTAGACAACTCTCTTTTAACAAAACCAACTCTAACTTACCCTGCATACACTCAGGATGCTTTAGCGGCTAAGATGTATCCTATTACTATATATGAGCAAGGTCAAGTAGTTTCTCAGTATATTAGATATCCGTTTACACCTAATTGGACTTATTTAGAGACTTCTGGAAATGATCCTATATTCAATGCTTCTGATCCTTTGTATCAAAGTTTTGAATTACCATTATCAGATGAGCCTAATTTAATAATGAAAATATTACAATACGCTGGGGTAGAAATTAGAGAAGGAGATGTTGTTGAGTATGCGTTAGGACAAGAAAATTTAGACACACAAGAAACAAGTTAAGATGGCATATATAAACCAATATCAATATTATACTAATAACGAGGTAAACCCTAATGATGCAAATTGGGGTTCATATCAGTATATATCATTAGAAGACATAGTAAATAATTTTATGCTTATCTATCAAGGTAATCATGAATTAGTAAATAATCTAAATAGATTTCAAGTCTTGTTTCACGCAAAACGTGGAATACAAGAGCTGAACTATGATGCTTTAAAAGAAATTAAAATATTACAATTAGATTTAGATAGTAACTATAGATTTATTTTACCATCTGATTATGTAAATTGGGTAAGAATATCTCAATGGAAAAATGGAGTTTTACTTCCACTAACTGAAAATATTCAGACAAGTTTTGCTGCCGCATATTTACAAGATAATAATTCTAATTTATTATTTGATCAAGATGGTAATGTTCTTAGTCCACAGGATAGTGAAGTAGATTTAGCAAGAATAACATCAGGAGGAAGAAGTATTTATTTAAACTCTAACAGTCTCTTTGACGGTCAAGAAGGATACAACGTAGATGGGTGTTGGTATTTTGATTATGCAGTAGGAGCAAGGTTTGGATTAAATACTGAAACAGCAAATGTAAACCCTGTATTTACTATAGATAAAAAAGGTGGAGTTATTAATTTTAGTTCTTCTGGAGGAGTAATGTCTATAGTTTTAGAATACGTCTCTGACGGAATGGAAAATGGAAATGATGCTTCAGTTAGTTTAAATAAATTATTTGAAGATTATATATATGCATATATTCGTTTTGCTCTTTTAAATGGCAGGCTTGGAGTTCAAGAATATGTTGTAACAAGAGCAAGAAAAGATAAGTCTTCTCTTTTAAGAAATGCAAAATTAAGATTAAGTAATATACATCCTGGCCGTCTCTTGATGAACATGAGAGGAAAAGATAAGTGGATAAAATAAAAATATGCCAATAGTAAACACAAATTTTATTGCAGGTAGAATGAATAAATCTGTGGATGAAAGACTTCTTCCGCCAGGTGAATATATTGATGCCATAAATGTACGTTTAGGTTCTACTGAAAACACTGAAATAGGTGCTGTAGAAAATTCAAGAGGAAATTCTGCTTTGACAACATTAAGTTATGGCGGTCAACCTTTGTCTCCTTTAGCTAAGTGTCTCGGTGCATTTGATGATGGTCAGTTAGAAACCATATATTGGTTTGTTCATGATCCAGATAATCCAGTAGCTCAAGACGAAACGGTAGATATGATTGTGTCTTTTAATACACAAACTGATCAACTTATATATCATGTAATAACATTAGACGTTTTAAAGTTTGACCCTGAGTATTTAGTAACAGGTGTAGATAAAATTGAAAACTTATTGTTTTTTACTGATGGTAAAAATCCTCCAAGGAGAATTAATGTTACAAGTAACTATGATTTTCCTACAGGTAATACAGATGGTATAGAAGAAGAAGATATTTCAGTAATATTAAAACCACCAGGGTTTGAAGATTTACTACCATCGGGGAGTATTCCTTTACCAGCTCCTACGTTTTCATTAATTAATGCGGCTGGTGGACAAAATTATTTAGAAGATAGATTTATAAGTTTTGCATATAGATACAAATATCTAAATAATGAATACAGTGCTACATCATTATTTAGTTTAGCAGCATTTCAACCTGGTAATTTTAGGTTTGATACAAGAACTTATGATAATGCAGGTATGTCTAATAATTTTAATGGAGCTAAAGTACAATTTAGTACAGGAAGTGACAGGGTAGTTCAAGTAGATTTACTTTATAAAGATTCAAATACTAACAGTATATACGTAATTGAAAGGTTTAAAAAAGAAGATTACGGATGGGCAGATAACACTCATCAAGAATATGTTTTTACAAACAGTAAAATATATTCAGTTATTGGTGCGGATGAATTGCTAAGATTATACGATAATGTTCCTTTAAAAGCGCAAGCTCAAACAATAATGGGTAACCGATTAATATATGGAAATTATAGTGATGGTTTTGATATAGTTAATAGAAATAAGCAAAATATACCTTTAGACTTTTCTACATCTTTATTAGAGACAGCATTAGATTTTAAAAATTTAGCAGGGCCTGTGTTTTCAACAGGTGTAAATTATACTATAAACGCTGCAACTGCAACCACAGTAGCAAACTCTTTAGCAACTGTAAATTTAGCTGAAATAGAAGATAAATTAAAACAAGGGTCACAAATTGTTTTAAATATTAGATTTGAACATGCATTAATAAATGGAACTACTGGCACTTCTTGTTATCAGTCGAATGCTGGTTTTAAAACTGCAGATACTTCAATAGGTGTAGTAATAAATCTTACACAAAATTATGCTAATACATATGATTTTGTTACATCATCTGATTTTGAAAATGCAATTGGAACTATTGAAAGCACAAACTTTGAACCAATGGCGACAGCTGATCAAGGTTTCTCTCTTACAGATAGATTTAATGCAGCTTTAGTGCCACCTCAAATAACATGTGCTTTTACAAAAAATATAAGTAGTGTTACATCTTCTACCGTACAGCAAGGATTTAAAATATCGGGAACTCCTGGTTCATCTTCATTTACAATTCAGTTATTGGCAATGAACTATACTAACACTACGGGCGGTGTTACAAGTAACATGTATGAGTATTTTAGATTTATAAGATTTAATGTACAGTACAGTAGTAATATAAATAAAAATAGTTTACATAGTAATAGAGATTTTGAAACAGGTATTGTGTATATGGATGAATATGCCAGAGCCTCTACGGTTTTAGTTTCTGAATACAACACTATTTACATCTCCCCTTCATCAAGTGTAAATAAAAACAGAATACAAGTAACAGTAAACAACTATGCTCCTACTTGGGCAACTAAATATAAATTCGTAGTAAAGCCAAGTAAAGCAGGTTATGAGACAATATATACAAATTTCTTTTACACCAATCCTTTTGATAATGTAACTCATTTTAAATTAGAAGGAGATAACACCAATAAAGTAAAGACAGGAGATAGAATTATTGTAAAAAGAGATACTGGGGGTGCATTAACATCTTTAGTTGAAACAACTGTACTTGCGGTTGATGCTCAAAGTTCTGATTTTTTAAACGGAGTGCAAGAGCTTGGAACAAACTCTGAGCAATTAGCAGGACTTTATATGCAGCTTAAAGCATCTAATTTTAGTATTGAAATTAGTGATGACGCTATAATAGATTATGGAGAAAGAAGTCGAGGTAGTGATAGTGAAAATGCTTGTGGTACTGTATGGGCTTTATCTTATCCGTTATTTACATATGATCAAGCTAATAACTCAACTACAAATTACAATATTCCTGGAGGTTCAATAATAGAGGTTATGTTTGAATTTAGAAGGGGAGGTAATGGATTAGGCGCACCTATAAGACATTGGAGAATAGAAAAAACATTTGTTGCTTCGGAAACATTTAATGATTTTGCAGATTGGTGGACAGCATCTAATGTTGATCTTGAAGCAGATCTTTGTGAAAACGTAGAATGTACTGGTGAATATTCCAGTGCGTTTGCTACACCATCTGGTAGTGGTATTGATCCATCAATAAGTGGCTCAGGCGGAACTTATAAACGTGCTAACAATGTAGATTGTAATGGGAAATTTACCATGACTTTTCAATTTATACAAGCAGTTCCAGGAGATGTAAACAGTCCTTTATGGTTAGGTGTTAGATGTGGTGGTATTGGAGTAGACGAACCTTTTAATATTGGTAACAAAACAATGAGGGTCAAAGCTGACATAGTTGTACAAAGAGCTAATTCAGTATTAGTTTTTGAAACACAGCCAGCTGATGCAAATGAAGAGATATACTATGATGCATCGAGAGCATTGCCTTTAGTTAGAAATGGAGGTACAGGAATTATGTTACATCAATCAGATAATGATACTGATGCTGGAGATCAAAATCAAACTTTAACTCAACCAGCTATAGTAACTTTAGATTTTATGGATTGTTACACGTTTGGTAACGGAGTAGAAAGTTTTAAATATTTAGATAGAATAGAAGGAAGATCTGTAGTAATGGGTCAAAGAGGATTGGCAGCGTCACAACAAGATTTTAAAGAAACAAATAGATTTGCTGATTTAACATACAGTGGAGTATACAGTAGTAGTTCAGGATTAAATAATCTTAATGAATTTAATTTAGGATTAGCTAATTTTAAAACTTTAGAAACTTCATTTGGCCCTATACAATTATTGTTTGCAAGAGAAACAGATATTTTAACATTGCAAGAAGATAGAATTAGTTATGTACTTGCATCTAAAAATATTATTAGCGATTCAACAGGTGGTGGTGTTATTGCTTCAGTGCCTCAAGTTTTAGGGACGCAAATAGCTCGTGTAGAAGAATATGGTATTAGTTATAATCCAGAAAGTTTTGCAAACTATGGAGCTTACTTTTATTTTACAGATACTAAAAGAGGAGCTGTTATCGAACTGGTTGGTAATTCTGTGAATGACAGATTAAAAGTAATATCTGATTTGGGTATGAGATCTTGGTTTAGAGACCAATTCAACTTTCAGCTCAATACACAAAAAATAGGAGGGTACGATCCTTTTATGGACGAGTATGTAATAGGTACTAATTTAAATTCAGTTCCTGTTCCAGACCCTGTTTATGGTTGTGGTGTAGAAATAAATTTTAAAAACCAAAATCAAATAGTTTCTAATACTTATGAGTATGGAACTATAATTGGAGCTTCAAACGTAGCTTATAATGTTACTTCAGGTAGTATAACTATAAATGTTTCATGGAATGGTAATAATTATAATTCAGGTAGCGTTACAGGATCTGGAAACTTTAGTTGGACTAAATCATCTGCCACACCTACAACAGCAACAATAAAAATTACACCTGGGGGAACAGCAACTTATAGTGTAACACCTGAATGTGTAGTTAAAACTCCATTAACAGTATTTAAGTGTTTAATAAATTCAAGTACTAATAGTGGCCAAACTATACACGTAGAATACAATTGGGCAGATACAACTTCTATTAGTCCTGTTGATAGTGACATGGCAACATTAGGCTCTAATAATACTATATTTAGTTTTTATAATAGTCAGGTTGGTGTTAGATCACAAGGAACTTTTCCTTACAGTGGGGTGAATTTTACTATTAGAGTTAACAAAGTTAACTTTGATACATATGATTGGAGTTACCCTCAAGATAATTTTAGATACTTATCTTCTAATACTTTATATCCAAACACACCTGCAGGAGTAGCTTCATTATTAGCAGCTGCAACTACAATACCTAATAGTGCTGTTACTAATCCATCAACTAATATTCATTTAGCAACTGTATCAAATTTAAGTTTACCTACAAATAATCAATATTTATATGTGATATATGACGTAAGAGAAATTTCTGCACAACAATTATGTTATGATGCAAATTCAGCTAATGATGCTTGTTGTTTATGTACATGGAGTTGTACTTCATTTCTTGCAAGTTCTGGAACAGAGCAACCACAAGATGCTTGTGGGTTAGTTAGATCAAGCACTTATTATCATAATAACGGAAGTAATGCTTTACCAATAGTAGGAAGTTCAATCTATACAAATTCAAATTGTGAAGATAGTAATTTAGGAATAGTAAATTTCTTACCTTTAGGTTATTATAAAATATCAAACACTCAGTATATGCAAGTTGGTACAAGTGGTTTAGTAATTCAAATAATTAATTGTTAAAAAAATAAAATGGCTCAATTAGGAATATATTATTTTAATGGAACATCTTTCTCTACTGCATCTGCTATATATACAAATGCAGCATTGACCACTCTTGCGCCTGATGGATTCTATTCTAATGCAGGTATTGTAAGACAACAATTAAATGGTATTTTGTTAAACGCACAATCATGCGATACATGTGCGGTGTCCTGTGGTAATGGAGTTTCTGCGGCTATAAGTAATCAAAACGGATGGTTTCAAGCTTCAGTTGATTTAGCCAACTCCACAGGTGCGGTTATATTAAGATGTTTTTTAGGATCAAGTATACCTGATGGTTTATTAGTAACTTACAATAGTGCTTATTATAATAGACTGACTGCTTTTAACAATCATAATGGAGTAACGTTAGTGGACGGATCAGGAGCAACTGTAGATTATGCAGGACAAAATAATCAAGGCACACAACTACCTACGTATGTTGGTAATCAAAATGCAAATTTAGTTGGAAACTACACAACAGCTCCAGGAGGTTCATGTAGTCAAGGAGATCAACCTCAAAATTACGTTTTAACAAGTGGATCTTATGTAGCTCAAGGCACTCTTCAAAGTGTTAGTGTAGTAAATAATCAGGTTGGATACGCCACTGATACATCAACACCTTCCTCTCCAGTATTTACTTTAGTCTTTCCTAAAACAAGTGTTACGCCTACTTTAGGAAATGTATTAATTGCTGCACCTATGTGTGGAACAGCTTTTAGTTGGGAAGTAGATTGTCCAGCAGATTTACCTTCATTTACAGCATCCGCAGCAACTAATAGTGTACCTAATTGTGGTGCAGATACTCAAACGTTATATTTTGCAAGAAACGCTACAGGTACTACAGCTCCTTTTAATGAAGACACTAATACAATACCAAATGTAGGGAACTTTGTGTTTACTACAATTAATGGATCGACTTATTTAAACGACACAGCAACCCCTAAATTCTATTCATTACAAGCTTCAAGTTCATATATTCAAGTTAGAAGAGGGGTAGTAATATCAACTGGAAACTGTGTAACACCATAAAAAAAAACTATGCCTATACCATCATTAAATAATCCATTTACATTAACCTACAGCGAAGGTGTTGAAGGTTGGCCGTCATTTTACACATTCTATCCTGAATATATAAAAGGAATGAATGGTTTTTTGTATACGTTTCAAAATGGAAATATATATAGACATAATACTTCTCCATTACGTAATAACTATTATGGCATCCAAGGTAGTTCACAAGTAACCAGTGTATTTAATCCTGAGCCATCGCTAACAATTAAATTATTTAAAACACTTTCTTTTGAAAGTAATGCGGTTTGGAATTGCACATCTTTACTTACAGATTTAAGTCAAGGAAATGTAGCAGAAATAAACTTTGAACAGAAAGAAGGGGAATGGTTTGCTTATGTAAGACACAACACAGGTGTTACAAATTTTGCTTTAAGATATTCTAATGGTTTAGGAACTATAGCAAGTGTAGCTGGAAACGCCAATGCATTAGTTTGTTCTTTTAATAATAATATAGGAAACCTTATTACTAATGGTGCAAACGCTTATACTTTAGTTAATGGCCAAGCTCCTGTGCTTGCAGGAAAAGTAACAGCAGTAACTAAGTTAGGAGACAGCGGAACTGTAACTTTAGATACCACAGTAACGGGCGCAACTGCTCCTGTAGCTAATAACTTTTTATTGTTTGCTAATAACACTGTAGCGGAGAGTTACGGTATGCGTGGTTACTATATGGAATTTACTTTAGTTAATGACGATACTACTGAAGTAGAGTTGTTTTCTGTTGGTAGTAGCATGATGAAAAGTTTTCCATAGAAATTTACTATCTTTGCTTTAAATGAAATTAAATGTAAAGCCTTTAAAATTTGCTGACTATGATAATATATTATGTCAGTGGTGGAAAGACTGGAGATGGACACCACCTCACAGAGACTTTTTACCAGAAAATGGTGTAGGAGGATATATTGTATATGAAAAAGATACTCCTATATGCGCAGGTTTTATGTATGAAACAAACTCTAAATCTGTCTGGTGTGATTGGATCATATCTAATATACATTACAAAGATAGACAAAAAAGAAAAGAAGCAATTGGATTATTAATAGAACATATAACTGAAATTGCTAAAACAAAAGGATATAAATATTCGTATGCATTAATAAAAAACAAACCTTTAATTGATACCTATAAAAAAATAGGTTATGTAGAAGGTTCAAGTTATACGAGTGAAATGATTAAAGTATTATAATATGGCAGTAACAACAGCAGCAGTAGTAGGTATTGGTTCAGGTTTGGCAAGTGCAGGCATGTCTTTTAGTCAAGCCGCTCAACAAAAAAGAGCATCATCTAAGGCGATAGCAGAGCAAAAAAAACTTCAAGCTTCAGCAAGAGAACGAGCAGAGAAAAACTTTTATCAAGGTCTTAATGTGCCATTAGATGCTTATGGTGAACAATTTAGACAAAATATTGCTGGACAACAACAGGCCATTCAAGCTTTACAAGAAGGTGATCAAAGAAACTTACAAGGAGGAATTGGTGCTTTAACCGCAGCAGGAGCAGCGGCTAACGAACAGACTCGTATTGGTTTAGGAGAAGCTTTGTATGAAAATAGAAAAATGAAAGCTGACGCTCAAAATACCATAAACCAAGATTTAAAAGCTATGGACATGGGTCAAGCGGCTGATCAGGCTGCAATGGCCAGAGATGCTGATCAAGCACGAGTTGCTGCTATTTCAAGTGGTATATCAGGTATTGGTACGGCCGCAAGTAGTTTAGCATCTATTGCACCTTTATATGGTAAAACTGGCGGTATGAAAAGAGCTGAAGCATTATATGATGGTTTAGATGCAACTTCTATAGAGGCAGCAGCAGGTGGAGAATTATCAGCAGCACAAATAAAAAATACATTAAGACAGCAAGATTTTAGTGGAAAACAAACAAGAGGGTTCTTGAGAGATAATACAACCTTTGACTACTCTATATTTGACAAAATGTATAAACCAGCTCAGTAAAATTATAGTTCATGGCAGAAAAAGAAAACAACGACAGAGCAGCAGCTGCGAATCAGTATTCAGTATATGTAAATAGAGACACTCAAGCTACTCAAGTTAATTGGGGACAGATAGCTAAGGATTTAACTACAGGTGCAAATGCAATTCGTGACGGCAGAGAGGCTAAAAAGCAAGCCATAACAGATGCGACAAATAAAGCCATGAATGATTTGGCTCAAATTGCTGATGTTGATAATCAATCATTAGGTAAACTTTTAATTAATGGTTCAGATTTTTCTAAAAAAACATTAATGGCTAATATGGAATTGCTCCGTAATGGTGGTCTTGATCCTAAAGACTATCAATTAATTATGCAAAGTCAATTAGATGGGTATAAAAATTTAAGCCTATACGCTGAAGGAGCTGATGCTAAGTACCAAGAAGCTATGACAAGATTAGAGCTTGGTGAAGACGGTCAGTCCATTGCTTCAGATATGGAAATGACTTGGAATGAAGGGACATTTGGTTTTGGTAATTTAAGAAATAAAAGATTAATTACAAATCCAAGAAACGGAGAACTGGTTTTAGTTACAATGGAAGATGATGGAACTGGAAATTTAGTTATGCCAGATCCAGAAACAAATCCAGAAGCTTTTCAAAACACAGCTTACTTAAATGTAGCTACTGATTTTAAATTAGATCGTAGAAACACAAATACATTAGCTGATGGTATTACAGAGAATTTAGCAGATGTAATTTTATCTACATCACAAGAATACAATCTTTATAGTGGTGGTGGTCAAGTAACTTCTATTCAAGATTTTAGAAATTTATTTGATGCAGAAACTCCTGATGGAAAAGGGTATATGGATTTAAAGAATGATGATGGAACTAAAATAACTTATGAAGAATTCATGAGTGATCAAGTAGATACTATTACTGGTGATAAAAGTGATTTAAGTTCAATGAATGCTATGCAGGTTTTAACAGGTGCAGGATATAAAATGGTACAGTCTGAAGCTGAAGCTAAGAAAAAAGGTATATCAAAGTATGTAATATATAAAAATGTAAATGGTAGACCAGAAATTAAGCTTACACCAGAACAAATGACGCAGGCTCGAAACATAGCTAAACGTGCTATTGAAAGCCGTATTGATTTAAAAATCAAACAAACTCAAGAAATGGCTGGTAGAGAAGCAAGAGCTGAATCACCAACTGAAGCCAAAGCAGGTGTAAATAACAGAAAAAAATCTGCTTATATAAGAGATATAAATAAAGTTTTAACTAATCCTGATATTGCTTCTTCTGAAGCTACAATGAGAACATTAGTTACTAATATTAATGAACAAAGAGGTGGAATTGAAAACGGTGGTAGACCAAGAATAAATGACATTGATATTAATGATGATAAAATTATTATTACATATGAATCAGGAGAGCCAACCATAATAAAACGAAGAATTAGAGATGAGAATGATATGGACAGTATCACAAGTGAAACATCAGTAAGAGAAGATATTGGTGCGCTATATCAAATACTTGTTCCTGGTGCGCAAGCTGAAGGAGGGGATTTAGCTTTATCACCTTCTGAAATAGATGGATTTATTACACAAGAAAAAATATCTGTCGGAGAAAGAGGAGAAAATAGAAACGTAGGTTATACTCAGGATATACAAAAACCTGAAGTGCTTGGAGATGAAACTGCAGTAGCCACACCTACTGGTTCGCAAACCTCAAGAAGCTACTGGACAAAAACAGATGGGCCAGGACAGACAGAATTTGGAGAAGATATTAGTAACGGTGTAGCTGATCCTGATAGTAAAGTAGAAGAAGTTTCAAATAAGTTTATTGAAGACTTTACTACACAAGCAGCCTCAGATGCAAGAACAAGAGCTGGTATAAGTGAAGTAAGAACCGTAGTCACTGGAGATGATGCAAATAGAAAGTCTGTTATTAAGTTTAAATTAAATGGAGAAGATAAAGAAATAGTAGTCATGGGTGAGGGAGATATGAAAAACGGTATAAAGGTTCGTAAGTATGGACAACAGATTCAAAGAGCTTTAAATGAGTTAAATGAATTAGCTTACAAAAACAGAGGGAAAGTTAAAAATAAAATTAAAATGAGTTATCCAGCTTTTAAAGCTGACTTTTTAGCTACTAATCCAGGTGCAACAACTGCTGAAATAACAGCAGCTTTTAATGCTCAATAATAATAATAAAGAATGGAGGAATTATTACAAGAATTATTTGGATTAATGCCCGATGGGACATTCGTGGATATAGAAGAATTTAAAACTTTTATTGAAGAAGATGGGACTGATGAATTATTTGATTTGTTTAAGCCTGGAACATTTGAAGACGAAGAACAGTTTAATCAATATATTGAGCCATTAAAAAAAAAAGATTCTCCGCAAGTTTCTCCTACCCAAGATATGGGATTGGATACGACTATGCAAGATCAAACAATTCCAGAGGATCAATCTTCATCGGGATTATCTTCTCCGTTGGCAGGTTCATTAAGTGACGGACTTAACGTACAAAATTTAACAGAAGAAAGTGTTTTTATACCTCAAGACCCTGTAGGAACTCGTTACGGAGGTAATACTCAAGTAGGGGAAAAGAATACTTGGCTTGAAGAAATGGTGGGTAAAAACACTGTAACAGATTTCTTTGGAGATATGTGGAGAGCTGCCTCACAAGGGGTGGGTCAAGGTGCAACCTTAGACGATGCTCTAAACTTATATGCTCGTGGCGCATCTATTTCAGAAGAAGATTTAACAGAATACATGAGGGTTGTTGAAGAAATGGATAACATTGGTATGTCTGATGAAATGCGTAGCTTCAATAAAATTTATGAAGAAAGTGGTGGTGGTATACTTGGTTTTGTTAAAGGTGTAGCATTTAATCCTTCTGTAGTAAACCAACTTTTAATTTCATCTATTGCCTCAATGGTAAACCCCACAGTGGCTGCAGGAGCAGGTGCTGGAGCAGTAGTAGGTGGAGGTGTAGGTGCAGCTGCAGGAGCTATTGGAGGGCCTTTAGCGGCTATTACAGGTGCAGGTGGAGCTATAACAGGGTCATTGATGGGAGCAGGAGCTGCACTTGAAACAGGTTTATCATTTACAGAGTTTTTAAAAGAAGCTGTTGAGAAAAAGGGATTAGAGTTTAACGATGATGGCATACGAGCAGTGTTAGAAGACCCTGAAGCACTTCAAGGTATAAGAAATAAATCTGCAGCAAGAGGTTTAGTGATTGGAACAATTGATGGCTTAACACGTGGAGTTGCAGGTAAATTAGGTGGATCAGCAGTTAAAACAGCAAAAGCAGCAGGAAAACAAGTGTCTAAAAAAATGGCAACAAGAGCAGGTTTAAAAGCTGCTGGTATAGAAGCTTTAGGTGGGTCAGCTGGAGAAACCGCTGCAAGAGCAGCTACTAATTTAGATTTTGTTAATCGTGGAACAGGAGGTCAAGAATTTGATGTGGCTGAAATAGGTTTTGAAGGTATAACAGGACAAGCAAGTTCTGTATTAAGTGTACCTCAAGCTGTGACAGGAACTTCCCTTACAGATGTTGCTCGAAATGTATTTAAACCAGCAAAGTATGGAACTATAAGCAAGGGTGGAGATGTTACACCTACAACTAAAGCTGACGTAGAAGCTATGGTTGACACGATGACTGATGAAGAAATTAGAACTGCTCAGTTTGACATTAAAAATGACCCAGAACTTTCTAATAAAATTACATTAAGAAAACAAGCTGCACAATTTGATTTAGATATTCCTGATTACATACAAGGTGAAGATCGAGCTAAATTAATTGCTTTAGAACAAGAGTCTGCAAATATGCAAGACCCTACATTAAAAGTAAATAAAAAAAGAAAAGCAGATATAGATATTCAGATAAATAAAATTTTAGATAAATATGAGGGTGTAATGGCTCAATCTGTTAAAGTTTCTGATACAAAAGGGAATACAACAAATCTAAATATTTCTATCACCAAAGATAGTGCGATTGAAGCTTTAGAAAACGAAGGTGTTACTGATGCTTCTGTAGAACAAATAGAAGCTAAACAAAAAGAATTATTTGAACAAGCTCGATTAGATTCAGCACCAGATGTATTTGGTAAAACTCATTCAGATAAAAAACTTCCTTATGGAAAAGCTGTGTTGAGTGGTATTACAAATCCAGACGAAAAAGGTGTGCAAACAGCTACATACAACAATCCTAAAACTGGAGAGTTAGATGTGGTTATAAGTAGCAGTGGAGATTCTAAAAATTTTGTTGGCTTTACAAGAATTTATGATTCAAACGGAAACCCAACGAATCAGTTTACAGCAAAAATGGAATCTACTGGGAATGAGTTTAAGAATATGATTACTATGGCAGAAGCTTCTTTACCTCCTGGTTCTGAAGTTGTTGAAACCACAACAATATCTGAAGGTGGTTTAAATGTTTATTATAAATCAAAAAATTTAACAGAGAAAGTAGATGCTGACGGAAATGTGGTTACGCAAACAACCGCATATAGTGATGCAACACAAGAATCGGTAAAAGATAAAGGTGGTACAGATGCATTTAAGGCTTTTCAAACCGATGACAAAGCTAAAGCTGAAGCTGAAGTTGAAAAAATTAAAAAAGCTTATCCAGGAATTGAGGTAAAAATAAAAAGAAAAGGAACTAAAAAAGGTAAAAAAAGTTACACTATAGACGTAGCGTTGCCTGTTTTAGAAAAAACAACAAACGTAACTAATGAATTAAATACGAAACCAGATGCCATTCAAAAGCCAAGCACAACGGAGGTGGATGCACAAGAATCTACCCAAGATAGCAAAACGGTGGGAGAAGGAGACCCCACTGCCAACGTCTCTACCGAATCGACTGAAGTCGAAAGCAGCACCACAACAAAGGCGCAGACCGAAACGGAAGTAAATGATGCAATTGATTCAAGAGATCCTGGGAAACTAAAAGATGTTAGATCTAAATTAATAGAAGAAAAACAAGAAGGTAGTGAATCATTTAATAATGTAATGAATACTATTAAAGAAGTTGCAGCTGAAGAAAATGTTTCAGTTGACGAGTTCTTACAAGCTGAACAACGAGTAACAGCTGACCCTCAGCGTGTTAAAAATATAGCTCAAGATATAAAGAAAAAAATTCTTGGACGTAGACCTAAATCTATAAACCCTGCTTTTATAGTTAAGCAAGTGACTGAGTATTTACGTGGAACTAAATTAGCCGAGCAACTAAATCAAGTGGAATATGATGCTTTAGTTCGTGAAGTAAGTGAAGACCTTGGTATTCAAGCACCATCAAGAGCGTCAATAAATAAAGGTTTTAAGCTTGCTGAGCAGAACAATAGAATGTTAGGGACTATAAACGAAGGTAAAAATAAAACTGTACCTCAAAAAAGAGTAGTTGTAAATGAAAGGACTGCACTTAAAGATCAAATTATAATGCAAGCAAAAGCTGCAAAGAAAGCAGTAAAGTCTTATCAGAGTTTTTTAAAAAATATTACTGCTGAAATAAAATCATTGAGAAAGGGTGGTAAAGTTTCTTCTATGCAAACTACTGTATTGACAGATAGATTAGCAGCTGTAAAACCTTTTGTTAAAGAATCAGTAGATAGTTATTTAGCTTTTGTAGATAAAGTCATGACTGACGCTGACTTTACAGCTAAAATTACAAGAGCTAAAAAATTAAAAACTAAGGCTAAGGAAAATATTAAAAGTAAGATAGGGCCTGTTTCAAATGATTTAAAAGTAGCTTTAAACCAAGTACTTGGTTTTAATCCATCAATAATCCCAGATGCAAAACTGGATTCTTATCTTCAATTAATGGAAGAGTTTGGATCAAGTAAAGCAGTTTTAGATTTAAAAGAAAAGTCTACGACAATGCAACAAGCCTTAGATATCATAAATGCTGTGGAGGCTGAGGTTAATGTAGATGAAAATTTATCTGTTGATCAAAAACCAACTCCAGATGACTATAATGTTGAAGAGGGAGTAGCTGGTGTAAAAGCAGTGAAAATATCTAAAAAAGAACTTTCAAAAATAAGCGATCCAAGAGCAAGAGAAATAGCAAGGATTCTTTCTGAACTTAATGAAAAAGAAATTAGGTCTTTAGGAAGAGAAAAGAAAGATGGCACTATGGATTATTCTGCTATCGAAACTTTGAAAAAAGTAAAACAAAATATTCAAAACGGTTATGTTCCTGCAGCAGCTATGAAGCTGGTTAACAAAGTAGATATTAATAACAGAAAGATTAAAGTAGAGCCAGTAATTGCAAAAGTTAAGAAAGAAAGCATATATCGTAACGTTAAGAGTGCTTATCAAAAAATTAAGTCAATGAAAACTGACAAATCTTTTGTATTAGAAAGAGTAAGGTCTGGCCCTTTATTTAATGTTGATGACATTTTTGGAAACTTTAATAGTAAAACTATTTACAACAATACATTTGGTAGACTTGGTAAAGCTTTTGAAACTTACAAGTCTGAAACTAAAAAAGAAGTAGCTAAAGTAGAAGCTGCAGATAAAATATTAGAGTTTGATGGAGTAAATCAAGTGAGAAAGAAAACTCGTATGGGTAGATCTCAAAATGCAATTGTAAAATCTAAGTATAAAATTAGAATGTTACAGTTACAAAGAGAGTTTTTATCTAACTTTAAGAATGATAAACCAAATAAAAAAACTCCTTCTGCTTTAGAGTTTGTAGATGCTACGTTGCAAGCAATAAAAAACGTAGGTATACTTTCAGAAAAAGATGGAAAATTACTTACAGAATTAAAAGAACAATTTTTAGATGGAGATCAATTAAGTTTAGAGAAGTTAGAAAAATCTTTAACTCCAGCAGAAAAGAAAGCTTTAGCTTTATATGATGAAGTTAATAATGGATTAGCCCAAAAAGCTGTGTTTGTTTCAACAATGCATGGTAATCAAGTTGATTTACTTAATAACTACAATCATCACTCTGTTATAAATACTGACGGAGATGCTAAAACAGAAGTAGCTAAGAGGGCAAAGGAATATGTTAACACAGTTGATAGTACTACAAAGTCTAAAACTATAATTGAAAGAACAGATGGAGCAAAAGCTATAAGTTTTGATCCTTCGTATTCGGCTATTCGTGGTGTTCAACAAATTAATATGGATTACTATATGACACAAGACTTACAGCAAGTAGGTGGTTTAGTAAATACAATAAAGAGTGAGTTAGAAAACAATCCTAATGCATCTCGATCTTCCATTATGGCTGCTAATGCTTTGACACGATCTATAAATGAAGTAGTTGAAAACGTGTTTATGCAATCTTATTCAGATGCAACCCTTTCAGATAAAGTGATGCAAGAAGTAAAAAGAATAGGTTATCAGTCAGCATTGGCTTCACTTCCAAGAGCTGCTGCTGAATTAATAGGTAACTTTGGAATGATGTTGTCCAACCCAGCTAAAGCTACAAGAGCTATGAAATCTTTTGGAACTTTTACATCAAATCCTTACAATACCGAAATAATGTTTGATGCTTTAACAAATTTACAATCAGGTGTTACAAGTAAGTTAGTAGATTCTGATGCTTTAACTTCTAAGTACTCTGATATGTCAGATTTTGTACAGCCAAGCAGATCTTCTGGACAAGCAGTTAGTCAAATGTCGAATGTTATGGGTGCTATTATGAGATTTAGTGGTATTAAACAAACTTACGCTGCAGTAAATGAAGTGGGTAATAAAGTTTTGTCATATCCAGATCAAGTTCTTTCGAGACCTATGTGGTTTGGAGCTTTTGCAGATTCTTTTGCTGAAACTACAGGTATTAAATTAACATCTGAAGATTTTAAAAAGATTGCTGATGGAACATCAAAATATTTAGGTGTAGATTTTAAAGAAGCAAGACAAGAAGCAACACAAAAGGCAGATGGTAGTGTTGTAGTTATGGCTACTTCTTCTAATCCTTTTGATGGTATCCTCAAAAACACTCCAAAAGTAAGTGACTCAGGCTTAATGCAATTATATAAACTGTCTAATTCTTATATGCAAAGATTTACTTTATTTGAATTTGGTACTGCAAGACATGCAATCCATGCTTTACATAAAAAAGGAGATTTAAGCAAAGCTGAAGCTTTAGGTTTATTAGCAGGAGTTACATTTAGAATGTCTTCTTATATGGTTATGTATTCAATGCTTACAAGTCTAATGGATGATGAATTGTTTGATGTAAAAGATGATAAAAGAGAAGACGATGACCTTGAAGATATGATGGTAAGACAACTTGTAGGATCATCTCTTGGTCTTATGACAGGAGGTACACTTGGAAACTTTGCTAAAATACCTATAAACTTTATGCTTGAGTATGGTATAAACGAGCCTCTTATGAAAGACTTTAGAAAGGGTGAATACGATCCGTTTGTACATAGTATGGTATTTAGTCAAATAAATCAAGATGATTTAGCAAGCGGTGATCTTTTAAAGGTAGGATCAAAAGTATTAGCTGGGCCTTACGGGCCTCTTTTAAAAACATTAATCAGAACAGGTACAGTGCTAACGAGATTAAATAGTGATACTGCTAAGCCAGAAACGATAGCTAAATACGAGAAAGAATTAGAAGAAAGATTAGCTGTTGAAGCGTTAGGTAATTTAGGTTTACTACCTTTTTATAAGGATATAAGAAGAATTATTCTTAAAGATATGTTTGGTAAACGTCCCTTAACAAAAAAACAACAAGATGCTTATGATGATTATATGGATAGTCGTAAAGTTATCGGAGGAGATAAAACAAGTGGAGGAAAAAGAAAAGTTTTACAAAGACCAAAACCTATACAAAAAAATTCAAGTAATAAACAAAAAAGAAGAAGGTTATCTAAACCTTTGTCTAAAGGATTAAATTAAAATATGAGAGATATGTATAATTACACAAGAAATATAGTATTAAATATAATGGCACACCCTTTTAATGCAGTAATAACTTTTTTATTTATGATACTGTTTTTAATAATTGTTAGTAGTTGTTCGGTAACTCATGAACCTTTTCATTTTAGAAAAGTAATAGGTATTACACATTCTGGTGACACTGTTCTTATAGATGTTAATTCATTAAGACCAAAAATTTATAACACTTATCAATATAATAATACTATTCCTTATTATAATAATATACCTTATAGCCCTCAAGTCATCATTAGACCTTTAGTTCGTCCAAAACCCAGACCAACTATAGTAACGCCAAATGGTCAAAAACCTACAATAATAAAACCTCCAAAAATAAAAGATGATTAATTCAGACAGAGAATGGGATTTTATGGATAACAATTACAACCAGCACTCAAGTATGGTTCAAAGTTATGAGTTATTAACTGGTAAAATATCTTTTGAAGAGCTTCTTGAAAGAGACTATACAGTAGAGGTGGTTTTTAATCCTACAAAACCAGTAGCGGTTATGCAAGATGATGTCTATGATTTATTAATGGAATACTTTGTTGGTATAGAAGAATATAATATTGCTGCTGAGCTTAGAGATCAGAAGAAGTTAAATTCTTACTATAGTTTTTCCTCTCGGCCTCTAACTTATAATAGTGAAACGAAGCAAGACCGTTGAGGTGTGAATCTGTAGGAAAAAAATATTTCCAACCTTTTGACATACCGTTTGGTATGTAGTAAAAAAATGCAGCTCCTATTTTATCAGTAGTCTTTCTATAATATACACAAGCTGTATGGTCAGACATTGGTATTATCTCGTCTACTTTAAAGTCTTCATTATTAAAGTTTTGTTCTCTATCTTTTCGAGAAAATCTTTTAGCTACGACCTCTGCTTGAGCTTTTAATTCAAGGGCTATCTTTTTATTCATAATTGTTGTTGAAGTTGTTGTATCTGTTTTATTACCTTTGGTGTAGGTGAACTCATATTTTTGAGTAACAATATTTTTTGTAAAATATCTTTTCTTTCCTGTGTTGTTATGTTTGGTTTCATGAGTTTAATCCTACTGCTACCAATATTAAAAGCATTGCAAGGTAAGAGATTAATAGAACAGCAGATGATTCGCTGTAACTTTTATCTGTTCTTCCTTGTCTACTTCTATATTGTCTAAATTTTTTCATAGGTTCATAAGTGAATTTATTGCAGTGTGACCTCCTATAACTACCCCACAACCTATGGCTTGTTTTTTAAAGTTTCTTGCATATGCAGCCGCATAACTTTTGGAGTCAACCCCACAACCTACTTGCATTCCAAACACTCTAAATTTCTTTCCAACGAACCACATAGTGTAGGCTTCTGTATGTGTGTGTCCACAAACACTGGACATCATATTGTTCTTGGCTTTAGTTTTAGCTTGACCGCCTTCGCCATGTTCATACAACACATTATCATACACTATAGTCTCTACCCAGTTCCATTTAGGAGTGCCTAAGACATCGTTATAGGACTTTATCCATGCAGAAGGTACTCCACCAGTCATTGCTTTACGAGAGGCCATACGATCGTGATTTCCGATCAAAACGTCTGCTTTTGGAAATGCACCATACCAATCTTTAATAAACTTTTTAGCCATTTTTAATTCAGAGCCTGGAGAAAGTCCGTCTGGATCTGGCTCATGATAAGAAAACGCATGGTTGTCCAAAATATCTCCTATAAATATAACTTGATTACAATTATAGTTTGCGTAAGTTTGTTTACAATGTTCTAAATATTCTGGTAAAACAAATGGTGCGTGTAGGTCACCTATAATTAATATTCTTCTTTCTTTTTTGTTAAGGTTTTCAAAAGCCTGTCGTTTATTTCCTTTTAACCTTGGTCGTATTTCATTGCTGTCACTAAATGTCATCGCTTAAAGATTGAATTAATTCTTCCATAAGATTAACAATGTATTTTGCTTTCTTTTTGGCCGATTGATTATCACGCTCCATTAAGTCTTCGTATAAATCATCTGTAAGGTCGTGAAGGTTATTAGTAACATAATTTATATGACTAATGACCTCTACATCATTACGAGATATTCCTGACATACTAATCCATATTTTTTAATAACAACTCTCCTAATTTATAATCAAGTGTTTTTATTGCTTTATATATAGTTCGTGAATTTGATTTTGCTTTACGTCTTTCTGAAGTACTTGACTCTTTTCCAAGATTACAATACATTACACAATCAATATGAAATAACGTATCAATTTTTCGTGTATCTGACCAAGAAGAAAAACTTATTATTTTCTCTACATCTAATGTATTGTATTTACATTCCTCGTAGGCTTTCATTATAGTTAGATTTTGTACAATGTACTAAAAATAATTTAAACATCAAAATTTTTTTTAAAATACACCAGACTCATAATGAGCTATTCTATTGCTTAAATTTAATTTTACATACAACTCCTCTAACGCTGTTAACTCGTTTTCAGGAGTTACAATATTGTTTTTAAATTTTAATCTTTTTTCAGCTCCATTGTCAGAAAATAAAAAGTAAATATCAGAATCTACTAAACTCGGAGCTAAACACATGTCGTAATAAGACACTAAATCAATGTGGTAATTATGTATACATTGGTTAACATAATTAACATTACTATCTGTTAACAATGCTATATCACTGTATGATACACTCATATCTTTTGTATATACCATTATTATGTTTTCTCTTTTAGATGCTTGTCTCATTTTACAAATAAATTTAAGTTAATTAAGTCTAAAAATTCATCCATCTCAATAATAGACAGATCAGTTAAAGTAGGGACATCTCCCGAAGCATGCATAATTTCAAAAATAAACGGAACTTCTTCTCCAAAATAACTAATTACTCCTGTAAAAATGTAAGTATGGTAATCGTTTACTTTAACATCGGGCATATTGTTTTCTATAAACACAGCTATTCTATATGCCTTACCTGCTGGCATACTTTCCAAGGCTGACGTATAACCGTCTTCAATATCATAATTCATATCCCTTAAAAACTTCAACCTTGACTCCATGTTTTTTTAGTTCATCTATTCTATATTCTTGTAGCTTTGATAGTTTACCATTTGGTTTCTTTACTTCTATAAATTCTACATTACAATTTTTAGGTATAGCTATTAAATCAGGTATACCATTTTTATTAGTAAGTGTTAATTTAATTACATAATAACCTAAAGACTCTAACTCTTTAATCTTTTTTACTTGTATTTGTTGCTCTGTCATTTCTGTAATCTAATACAAATCCAATTGCTACTATTAAGTTCATACCTATTGAAGAAAGTAGTTCAATTAAGTCATGAAAATTATGAATAGATAAATGAATATGTCCTACTACCCAAAAAGGTATTGCTAAATTTTGACTAATCCAAATTAATAAAAATTTAATTAACCTCATGTTACAAATCTAATAAATCTCTTTTAAAATGATTTAAGGTGTAGTCTTTTTTCTTTATAACAGCCTTGTATATATCTGATTCGATACCTCCTTTTGAGAAGATCCAATAGATTTTATTATAAAGTCTTTCCTTAGTAGTCATACGGTCTCTGCTTTGCCAATAGCTGGTTGCACTGAAGTCTATGTTGTAGTATATTAAAGCTTCAGCTTGACGTAATGATATACCTTCTCGCCCACTAACAATTTGCAAAGCTATGGTTTTATTAGTTAAGTTAAAGGTCTCAAGATCAATGCATAGGTCATCTTTATACACCTCTTTTAGTGCATTCAACTCTTCTTTGAATTTATAAAATATACCTATTTTTTTATTACCAAATTTTTTATGAATAAAATTAGCTTTACTGTAATCTACAACTTGAGACTTTCCTGATTCAAACTTAACTGTCCCAGAACACAATTGATGTGTTTTTGTCATAAGCTTTACAGGAGTATCGGCTAATACAACTTCTTCAGACCCCTTGAGTATTCTATCTTTATTCAAAGTTTTAATCATTTCTTTTGTTGAATCTTCTAAATCAACCCACAAAACTTCCTCATTAGTATCAACTACAAACCCTGCTTCTTTCTGAGTAAACGATATTGTATATGGTTTCATTTCTTTTAAAATAGATTCTCTACCTCTTGAGTAATCATTCATAAACAAACCATTTATTCTACGTTGTTTAACATCTACATGATGTTTACAAAACTGATAAAAGTTTTTATAATCTGAGAAAGGGTTTCCAGGAATAGAACAAACCTGATGATACATTTGAGAAAAAGACTCTGGAGTAGGAGTACCTGAAAGCAATATAACTTTAGGGTCATGAATCAAAATCAAACTTTGTATTTGTAAACAACGTTTGTTCTTTTTAGGGTATGCTCCAATAGAGTGTGCTTCATCTAATATTAAAACATCAAAATGTTGATCTGTAGATATTTTATGTAAGCTCTCATAATTAATTACGGTAATTTTGTAGTTAGGTTTTAAAGTATTAAAGTCATCTTCAATACTGCTAATTGCTTTTTTCTTTGTGATGAATAAAACATTATTAGCTTTAATTTTATTGCAGATGCCTAAACTTGTGAAAGTTTTACCTGTTCTAACTTCCATAGTTAAGTATAACAAGTTATGGTTCTTTAATATTTTAGAACCCTGTCTAACAATTCTTTTCTGATAATCTCTAAATTTAAACATTAAAATAAATCTCCTTGTGTTTCTAATTCATGTTTGTTTCTAAACCTTATCCATCTCATATTAGCCTCTCTGCCTTCTTCTGGTGAACAATCATACTTAAACTGACTAAATGCTATCAACCATTTATTAAAACGAGTACGGCTCACTGTCATTTTTGATTTAGGTGCAAAATCTGGATAGTCCTCTACAAAATCTAAATACAAATCTGACTTGTTTCTTTTACCGCCAACCCTTAATTTATCATGCATAGCGTCTCCTAAAACTCCACACCACTCAATAAACTCATGGCATGTTTCAGCTGATAACTTACGTATTTTAAGGTTAACAAATGTACTTTTTATTAATCCTTTTTCTAAATATAGCTGAAGACATTGAATCATGTAGTTATCAAACTGACACCACTCTTCATCATTCCAGTCTCCAAACATCATCTTACCAAACTCTTCTAAAGGTGTGTAATCTTTGTTATAATGATGTGCTAATTCTAATTCCCACTTTCGTCTTTCAAACGAAGTCCCCTTGCCTTTGATGGCATAGTTAGTAGTTATGGCAATTTTAGGGGACTTGCTGAAAGGTATTTTAATAGCATCTTTATTTTTCTTTTCAAGAGTTAATCCTTCTGTTACAACAGAGAATAATCTTTCAAAGTCAAAGTGTTTACGTACATCATCAAAAGTTAAGACTTGTGTATCTGCTGAAACAAGTTGGTATGCAAAGCTTTTCTCAAAATTAAAAGACTTACCATCTATAACTACAACCTTTTTCATTTGGCTTAGTCCATTAATCCATAATCCTTTTCCACTACCACCTTCAGGATTGTCAGATATAACTTCATCATTGAGTATTATAGCAGGACAATAGGCTAAGTTTTTCCAGCCATGGAGCATATATCCTATGGTGCTTTTCATAGACAATGTTCTTTCTTCATCGCCACCGCATATGTTACTTATAAAGTTTTGATAGTCACAATGAACACTATCACAAAATGCAAAATCTCTATCTATAACGTGGTCTTTCCATACATAACCACCTAAGTCGAGGTAGTCAATCATAGTTACACTGTCTTCCTTTATCTTAACCGCTCCATTACGATAATATAAGTATGATGTGTCTTTACTGTCTTCTATAAAATACACCTCTATTGAGTTTAACAAGGTTAAAAACTCTTCTCTAAAGTATCTGGTATGTTCTGCAAAGTAATTATAAACAGTATAATCATCAACCTCTAACAAATAATCTAATATAAAATCTTTAATTTCTTTCTCTGCAGTATGGTCAATCAAATTATTTGTTACTCTTACAAATACATAATTCTTACTTCCTTCAGGGTTAAACTTATAAAAACCATTCTCCTCTAAAAAATGCTTGAATAAAATGTGTACTATTTTTATAACACCTTTCTCATTCTTTGTCCAAAACTTGTGATTAGATTGTTCTTCTTCTAATCTGTTTACAACATTCTCGACAATGATAGGGTCAACTGCATCGAGCTGAGTCTTAATTTCTTTTTTTGATACACCACGCTTTAATTTAACTTTAATCATGCTGACTTTTTCTTCGTCCTCATAATACTTTGTGCCAAAGTTTTGTTTATTGTTATAAGCAGATGATATAGTTCTTTTGATTTCATCTTTTTTAAATGAAGAAGTTTCAAAGCTTGACATAATATACTCAGCCAAGGTTTGGTTTACTCCAAAGTCATTAAAAGCAGAAGCCAATACATAAATGTTATTGTTCCTTGCTCCTTCCATCATAGGATATTTTTTTTGCCACCACTTTACTAAAATTTCTACGATTTTATTCTCGTCAGTGACAGGTATTGTCTGTATATCTACGTGCTTTACAACTTCTGTGTACTCTTTGTCTTCTAATTTATCCCAAACACTTGCGTTTTCATTGAAATAGATTAGAGGATCATAACTTTCATAGCATACACGTGATACATTTTTACAAGAGATGTCAAAATATTGTGAAGAAAAATGTTTTTCTAACCCAAGAAAATAATTCTTATGGTTTTCTGGTATTGGTGGTATTTTAACAACTGCTTTTAATCCGTTTCCACTTGGAGATATAAATACTGAGTACACATATTTATTCTTTGCAAGTTTTTCTTTTTCTTGAAGTAATTCTCTGTTGTTAGGATAGCCATCGAAATCTAAACAAATCAATCCACTGTGTTGACTTAATGATTTATCATTTCGTTTTGTGAACTTACCACTGAAACATACAGCAGGTAGCTGTTGTTTTAAATTATTTATTTTTTCTTTATCTTTTTCAGAACGTATTCTTTTAATAATGTCTTTAGAAGCACCGTCTCTTATCCTATCAAGAATAATATTTACGTCTCTGTAAAAAGGTTGTGAAGTTTCTTTTATATCTTTAAATATAGTTATTTCCATTTAATTATAGTTTATTTTACTTCTTTAATGACAGAAATGACAGAAATAAATAGATAATTATATATAAAAAATATATATAGTATTGTATATTCCTTGTTCCCTAAATTAGTTGTTCTGTTTGTCATTTACGTCATAAGAAAGAGGTAGGTAAGAGCAATCATACGGTCTACCTCTTAATTACAACACTTGATTTAATTAAAATGGTAAATCACCATCATTTTCTGCTACAGGGTTAGCTACTTGTTTTTCATTTTGTTTCGGCTCTGGCTTCCACGTGTTGATAGACACTGAATGTGTTTTACCATATTCATCTGTCTCTCTTTTACGATTAATCTTAAGCTTTGCATACCACTTACCGTTGTACTCAAAGCGATGCTCTGATGGTAAGTCGGATAAACAAACTGAAACTTCGATTAGATCCCCGTCAAACTTTTCTACACCACTTCCGACATAGATAGGTTTTTGATTCTGATTGTTACTCATTATCTTTAATTTTAATGTTATGCTCCAAGAAATTAATTGTAGCACTAATAAGGTTGTCCTTATCATTTCTACTCATGCAAGTATTTGGAACTTCTACTTGTATACTTTTACTATAACTTTTCTCTATATATGAAGCTATCAATGTCATCATCTGCTTCATCACCAAAAAACTTTTTATAAACTTTGATTGCATTTTCTACTTTTTGTTGACCGCTATCAATAAACTCCTCAGAGCAATCAGCGATTTTTACTTCTAATGTTGTTTTGTCAATAACAATAAACCTCATTGGTTTATTAAATAATGTTTGGTATATATACGCTTGAGCATCATAACAATACTCCTTGCATGACCAACGGAATTTATGAACGTTTCCTGAAGTTTTCAAATCATATACATAATCCTCGCCCAGAATATCACATTTACCTTTCCAATCTAACCCACCAATAGTTGTGATGTTTGGAACTTCAAACTTATTCTTAGAGTCATATATCATCTTATATAATTCAAAGTTCGATGTCATTTTATCTGCCCATCTGTTAATCTTTTCGACCTCATGCGACAATAAAATATCATACTGATGTAAGTTGTTCTCAGCTCTGTATCCATTAAACTCTTTGTTGTTTCTGGTTTTACAGTCAAGTACATGATACTCTTTAAGTTTTTCAGGCTCAAGCATTAATGTGTGAAAGTATCCCCCTTGTATTAACGGAAGAGTTTTTTCAAACTGACCATATCGTGTAGGTTCGTATAATAAACTACGAACATTTGAAGCGGACAAATACTTTCTACCAAACTCTCCGTAATAATCTTTATCGTTTTGTAGTTTTTTTAGTACTTTTTCCTTTTCCATTTAATTTGATTTTGATTTGATTTTCCACTTCTTTTGTAATGATATACTCTTTACTGATATTATTTATAATCCAAGTTAAACCTTTGGCTTTCCACTTGACTACATAATCCATCATATCGTCCCACTTTTCAGGGTCATTGATTTGAATAGTGTATTTATCAGTATCTTTCTTTTTATCAGTTGATTTGAGTGGTGCATCTGGAGTTCCCCAACACTTAGTTGTGTCTTCATCAATCCATAAAGACAATGCAAGTCCATGAAGAGCAATAGCTTTTGCAGTTGATCTTTGTATAGCAGTGTTAACTTGAAATGATGTAATTTTTACCAAAGGAATAGACCTGTTTGAATTGTCAGTAATCGGAAGGTAATCAATATGCTCTAACCCATTGATTATAATTCCAACTTTTACATTAGCAAATTTGCCATCAGTAAAATATGGAACTCCTTCAGGATTCTCATATACTTTACGCTGAGCATCTGGATAGTTTTGTTTTAAGATGTGCCAAGCCCATGCCCATGATAGATAAGAGAATCTACCTTTCTTTTGGGTCTTGTCTGAAACTTGAAGCTTACCTAAAGTTTCAAAAATTGTGTTCTGTTTCATAATATTTATTTAATTTAATTCTTGTTTAATGATGAAGTATTTTTTTAAAAGGTTTTCTCTTCTGGTCTTCATGTTTTGAATGTGCTTATCATTCTTTCTGGTGTTCATCTCTTCCTTTATTCTGTCTTCTACAAGACTTAATTTATGTAGACAATTATTTAAAGCAATATGTTTTGAGCCTTCAATCCAACCATGCTCAGCAAAAAACCCATACTCTTCACTATCACATTCTAAATAATACATACCGCCTTTGCCCATGTTTAGAATCTCTGTCTTATCTTCAAATTTTTGAATCTTAACTCCTCTTCCTATAACCGCTAAGCCTTTTGTAAGGATAGTTGTTATAGACTTTTGATCTTCCAAAGCTTGTTTTAATATATCCTGAATATCATGATACTTTTGCATTGGTTTGTTGGATTTGGTCTACAATTTCCTGATAGTCAGGGTCATTGTCAATTAAACTTTTAGCTCTATTGTATCCATGAATAATAGTACTGTGTTTTACAGGACACTCGTTCTCTTCCATAAATCTCTGAATATAACTAATTCTGATAGGTCTTTCCATGCAGATGAAATAAAGCATTTGCCTTGCATCGACAATATCTCTTCTTCTATCTCCAGAAAACATTTGGTCAAGTGTGATATGAAATTGCGTAGCAACCGCATCAGCGTACATATCGAATATATTTTTTTTCATGTGTTTTAAATTTGATTAAATGTCAATGTTTTGTACAAAAGTAGTTTATATATTTAACATTGCAAAATTTATTCCGCTCTATCTCTTGCATACTCAAGAGCATCATACCATAAGCCACTACCATCTAAATAATCCCAGAAAAAATCTGTAATATCCATGCCATTGTATTCTATATCTATAATTTCAAAGTCTTCCTCTGGAGGATTAAAGTAGTCTCCATCATCAGAATAATATGTGTACATTATAGCTAATGTATAGTGGTCTTGTTCTATTGTATACGTTCCGTTATAACTCCGTTTCATAATGATATTCTTCTTTAATTCTTAAATAATATTCTTTCATGTTTTGAAGATTAGATGCAATTTCAGCATCTGTTTGCATTGCTAAATCCCAAACATCTTCTGCGGTTTCAAATTCATCACCGCCATGTCTTTTAATTATAAGAATCATTTGATACCTATTGTAAGGAGTTTTTAATTCACTATCGATCTCGCTGATAATTGAATTGACATAATTTTTGTATTTCATTTTATTTAATTTTATGTTTTAATACGTCTTTTAGTGCTTGCATTACATTATCTCTTTCTGTTTCAGAAGATAACGCACAATTTATAAGCCATTTCATTTCGTTAAATGGTTCTGAACATTCTTCTATATACCATGTGTAATAAGTATCTATTAATTCGTTTTCCATGTCTATTTAATTTAAAGTTAAATGTTCTTTTTCATCAGCATATTCACACGCTGAATTATATATATTATTGTGTTGGTCTTGTACTAAATCTACAAAGTCATTGTACCACATTAACATCATGTCTGATTTTTGAAGTTTTTCTGTTAAAGATTTTATTTCTTTACGCAGAGCTTCAACCTCATACGTTTTTAATTCAATCACTGAATCATAAGTGTTTTTGTTATAATGTCTTGCCATAATTTATCCTATTGAAAATTTTATTTGTCCGTCTTTAATGCACTTGTATCCACCATACACGCTTTCCTCAGTTTGCTTTTCCACCTCTTCAATTAATGAATGGCTATCTATCCCCTGATTTCGTGGTATCGGATAATAAAACCTTTCTATACCATTTTTTGCTTTATCTTTTGCTATTGCTATTATTTGGTAGACATGTTTTTTGAAATTAATCGCTTGTTGATTTTTGTTTATTGTAATTTTCATAATTATAAGTCTTTATAGTTTAAGTTAGTAGGACTATTGGTTTCTAAAATCCAATCTATAAATTCCTTTATATGAGTCTTACTTGCATAGCTATGATATGTTTTCATTTCGTATTCAAGGTCTTCTCTGTCAACTTCATATTCATAATTCATAGCAAGGTTATCTCTCCAAGAAGGAATATCATCATGGTATCTGTACTCATGATAAGTCATTTCTTTATGGTCTTTTATACCTGTTTCATCAAACTTAACTTCACCTGCGAAATCTTCCATACACTCTTCGTAGTCCATCTCAGCAGACAATCCATAGAAAATACAAATCTGTCTTATTAATTCTATTGGTGGACTCCAAGCACTGTCTCCAGCTACTGTAAAAGTATTTCTGTCATCATCTGGATAGTCTCTTAAGTCAAATTCCCAATCTCGTGTACCATAGTAATATGCATCTCCATGCTTTTTTTCAAGCTCCTCTTTTGTAGCACCAAGCTTACCTGTGTTTAAAACATAGTCTCCAAACTCAAGAAAACAATTCGTTTTGTCATATTGTTTAAACTTGTTTCTTAATTTTTTAATCTGTGTAGCTTTGCCATTGAAAACTACATAATTCCAACAATAATTTGCCATAATTTATTTTTTTTAAGTTATTAATTCAAATGTACATTATGTAAACGACTTATGCAAGTGTTTTAAACATTTTGTTAACATTAATTGATATCATTTTACTAAATGAGGGAATAATTATTTCATTACCTGACTGAAAAACCCCGTCCAATACATTATAAAGACTCATCTCTATGTCATCAGAAATGGAACATAATATATAATTGAACATATAATTTAACAGTATTTCATCATTCTCTTTTACCGCCTCAATGCCATTGTAGAAGCTAATAAATCCATCATAGGACTTAGAGCTTTCATTAACATAGTCAATGAACTCTTTTGAGTTTAGATACTCTGACTTTAATTTATTAAATTCTTTGCCAGATATTTCAGCTTCAATCTTATCAGTTTCAAAATTGTAGAAGCGTGGACTATTTAATTTAACAAACTTCAAATTCAAATCAAGCTCATGGTTTAATATGTCTATATATATTTTACAATATTGAACATGAATAGATTTCCAATCAAGATTATCATAATCATCGGACTCATAGAATGAATCAAAATCTATATAATCTTGAAACATATTGCTGATAGCATCATCAATGACATTTTCGTGAACGGAGTTATAAAACCCCCCAAATTCTAAGTTAAATTTTATCTTCCCCATTTTGATTTTTTGTGTTTCTTGTTAGACTTCCAATAATTATCTTTTGCCCATTTCTTTTTCATTTTAGAAGTTTTACAACTTCTTGATGATGAACAACTTGTCAGCGTGGGTGTAGCTATGAGCATACACATCACAATCATTAATACTTTTTTCATTGTTTAATTGTTTTAAAGGTTATTTCTGAAAAATTATCAGTTCCACTTATATTTAATAAGTCATTTATTTCATCTTGTATTACATCTTGTATATCAAAATAATAATCATCATTATCTTCAATATATCCCAAGTCAATCAATCTGCGGACTAATAAAATTGATACATCTCTGGTATCATCGGTTGTTACTTTTTTCATTGTTTATTTATTTATATTATACGACCCACAAGAGAATCCATCAAATAACCTATTTTTCATGGTCAGCTTCAAACTCTTGGGACGCTTTGAGCTTAACGTCTATTTTAAATCGCTCAAACGATTTTTTGATTTAACTATATGATAAACTAATCCACCGCTGAAATACATTAATACCGCCATGAAAATTAGTAAAGGGATCAATACAATTAAATTAGTTATTGATTGTATTTCTGTTCTAACAATATGTATCATTAGTTTTATAATTGCTGAGTGAACAAACAACCAACAGAATACTAATAAGATTTTTTGAAATGTTTTCATTGTCTTTGTTTTTAATTATTATTATTTAATTTTTCTACATTATTTATACAAGCCTGACGTGTTCTATAAACTTTAATTACTTGTCCATCTTTTTTATTGTCTATTATTGAATGAGCATTTTTACCCCAAGTCCATCTTTCAAATCTATTTTCTGTTATGTGAGACATAAACAAAGTAATGCTTTCGTCTCCATCGTCCCAAACTTCTATATTATTGAAGAAAATATCAAAATCTTTATCTTCTCCATTTGTATGGTTTCCTAACAAATGAATATATTTATCTTTATTTTCTACCTGTTGTAACTGTTTTATTAAATCTTTTATTTTCATTTGATTAAGTTTTTAATTGTGTTAATATCTATTGTGCCATAGCTTTTATGGACTTTGATTAAATGCTTTTCCGCCTTTGCAAATGCTTTATCATTTGGCGGATTGTTATATATTATTATATACTTTCTAAGCTCTGTTAATTCTGTTTTCATTACGCTTGTATTATATAGGTTAATGAGTTCTTATCTTCTTGCACAAATTTTGCATTAAATCCAATCTTCCTAAGTATGTCGACCATACAATTAAAACCACAACCGCCATCAACGTAAGAACGAGTTTTATCTGTTGCTCGTTTCAAGTGTCTTTGACCTCTTCGTCCGTCTGGGTTGTAGTGTGTTAATCCGTAATACTCTGAACTATTTAATTTTTTCAGCTCATTAGAAAAATGTTTGTTTATAAGGTCTCCGAGTGCAGTCCCTTTTTTATCGTAGCCATAACCACCAGCATAAAACTCGGTCTTATCGTTTCGCCTGTCATAGATGCGACACACTCCAGATTTTGACCATTTGAAATTCAATGTTTCAAGTCTCCAATTTTCGCTTAAAAATTGCTCTCTCTGTTGCTTGTTTAATAGTCTTTTAATTCGTTTCATAATGTTTATATATTGTTATTAATATGTTCAAATATAGTTCATAACTATATAATACACAACTATATTTATATAAATATTTAGTTACATCAACTTAATATATTGTAACTCGCTGAGCTTAAGCAGTTTATATATTTAATTTAAAGTAATTCTAAATAAGAAATGTTTATATTTTAAAGACTCCGCCCAGCTATAAACGAGGGAAGGCTTACACGTGCATTAATTTAATTGTGTTGTGTAGGGTGGCGGAGCGGAGCGGAGACCCAACCAACAAGCCGAACAGCTACGCAAAGCGGAAGCGGTGAGCGGTGCGGTAGCGTGTGCGGTGCGGTGGTCGGGGTGCTACGCCAGACCCCCAGAAAAAAAGCTAAAAAGTTTCGGACGGGTCAACTAAAACAAGATAAATTTTTTTTTAAATTTTCGTTTTCGATTGGGGGGTAGGGCATGTATAGTATAGTATTACCCTCCACTTCCTGATATCTAATAATTTTTTATTATCTTTGTAAAAATCAACTATTAAAAAAAAAGTTATGAGTCACTTTAAAGGAATGACACCGAGACAAGAAGGTTATACAGTAAAGAACGGTAGGTTAATTAATTTAGCACCAGATGGAATGACAGGCATTGCAAGAGCCTCGTCAATGAAGCGAGCTGTAAAGAATGATCGTAAGGTAAACCAAATAGCAGAAGCTATTGAGATGGCTGAAAACAAAAAGAATTTTAGACAATTATATTTTTAAACTTGATTCCCATTGTTCTGTTTTGATTAAGTTTAGAGAGAGGTTTCGATAAGAGACCTCTTTTTTTTTTACATATATATTTTGTTTTGTAAAGATTTTTTATATTTTTATACTAATATATTACTATTATTATATTTTAATGACAGTTTTAATGACAATAATAAATATATAAATAACTAATAATAAGATAGTTATAAATAAAATGACAGAAATGACAGTTTTTAAGTAAAAAATAATAATATAAAAAATATATAAAAAGAAAAAAACTCTATAGCTCAAAAAGGGAGAGCAAAGTTGTCATTCCGTCATTATCGTTTTGCCACAGCAGATGCGGTTGCATCAAATAATTTTCGTATATTTGTAGGGAATCTAATTTAATTTTAAATCATATGTCAAAACAGGGCTACATTCCAAAAGATTTACATTTCGATAAATCTGGTAGAGATAAATTAATAAGCGGAATCTCTCAAATTTCAAAAGCAGTAAAGAGTACATTAGGCCCAAGGGGAAAGACAGTTGTTGTAGAGTCTCCTGAGCATATGAGAGGGATGACAGTGACTAAAGACGGTGTAACAGTAGCAGCATCAATCTTCTTAGATGATCCAGTAGAGAATCTTGCGATTCAGATAATGAAAGATGCGGCCGAGCGTACAGCTAATTCAGCTGGTGATGGAACAACTACAGCTATTGTTTTGGCAGAAGCTTTTGTAAAAGCAGGTAATGAGTACATTGACGATAGTCATAACACATCAATGGTAGTTAGACACACTAATGCTTTGGTAGAACAAGTTGTAAATATTTTGGAGAAGAATTCAAAAAAGATTACAGACAATAGTTTGTTAGATGTAGCTAAGATATCTGCTAACAATGATTCGATAATAGGGGAATTAATTTCGGAAGCCTACAACAAAGTTGGTCGTGATGGAATAGTGACTGTAGAGAAATCACAAAACCATAAGACTTACGCAGAGGTTACCAATGGTATCAAAGTAGATAGAGGTTATACTTCCAATCTATTTATAAATAATCAAAAGAAAGACGAGTGCGTATTAGAAGATGTGAAGATTTTAGTATGTGATCAAGAGATAAGTAATATTTTACAAATCGAATCGGTACTAAAAACGATAATAAAAAACAATGATAAGTTATTAATAATAGCAGACTGCGGTCAAAACGTGATAAACACTTTTGCAGCCAACGTAGTTAGAAACAATTTGAAGCTATGTAATATTGCACCGCCTTCGTTCGGTTACAAGAAGAACGAACTGATGCAAGATATAGCAGCAACTGTTGGAGCTAAATACTTTTCAGAGCAAACGGGAGATGACCTTAGCCTATTAAGAGCTGAGGATTTAGGTTTTGCTGATAAAATCATTATTGGCAAGACAACTTCCGTATTAATTAAAAATGCAGAACCGACTAAAGAACTTAAAAACCGCATAAGCGAGCTTAGAGTGCAGCAAGATAATACTACAGACCCAGTGTCTCGAAAATTTATTGACGAGCGTATAGCAAGCTTAGCTGGAGCTATAGGCTGTATTTACGTGGGCGGTAACTCAGACGTGGAGCAGAAAGAAAAATTTGACCGAGTCGATGACTCGGTGTGTGCTGTTCGATCGGCTTTAGAAGAAGGGATTGTAGCTGGTGGAGGTATAGCATTATACAATGCCAGTACAAATATGCCTACAATAAAAACCTGGAAGGGAGATGCAGACTATGAAGTTGCACTTAAAATAGTTAAGAATGCTCTTTGTCAACCTTTAATTCAAATCCTAAACAACGCAGGAATTGATCCGAACGACATCATAGAGAAGATAAACGACAAGAATACTAAGAACTATGGTTTTGATGCTAAGAACGAAAAGTTTGGTAACATGCTAACTATGGGGGTTATTGACCCACTCAAGGTTACAAAGAATGCATTATTAAATGCAAGTAGTGTTGCTACCACTATACTTTCAACTAATGCTATTGTAACTCACAAAAGAATAAATCAAATTTAATATTATGACAGATACACCAAACGCAATTGAAAATGAAATTTTTGAAGCCTACAGAGTTGATCAAAGAGAATTAAAAGCTGATAGATTAGCTGAGGAATTTTCTAATCAGTTATTTAGAGACCAAGAAATAACAGTTAGACAAGCAAACTCTGTCTATATTCACGTTAAAAAAGTATTAATGAAAATTTTAGAATAAATGCAACCAATAGGTAAATACATTGTAATTACAAAAACAGAAGAAGAGGTTAAAACAGAATCAGGTATATTATTATCATCTGAAGATGTATCTGCTATGAGATATCAAAAAGCTAATGTAGTTAAACCAGGTACTTTAGTAGACACTATTAAAGAAAATGATAATATATACTATGATAAAGCTGCAGGACACTCAATGTTAATCGATGATAAGCTTTATACTGTTATTAGTGAAAGAGACGTAGTTGTAGTTATTTAATTATTTTCTCTTATTTCTTTATTTATTTTTAGCATATACTGTCTAAAAACTTTATCTCTAAACCTAACATCGTGTTTGAAAACAGGATTGTTTACGTAGTTTTCTGGAAACTCTTCACCATTTAATTTTCCATATACGTTATTTACTAAACGTTTTGCTTTATAAGTTAATTCATACATAGCAACTTCTTTACCTTTCTTCTTACGCCATTGATGTATCCAACCTTCTTTGATTAAAGTGTAAAATTTATTTTTATTCCAACTCATTAGTTGTTGGTATTCTTCAAATTTTGTTTTATTAAACAGGTGTTCACTGTACAGAAACAACATCATTTCTAAATCTGCTGTACTAATATTATATTTTCTTTTTGCCCAGTATTTAATTACACGCCAGTATTTAAGATAATCATGCGTAGGTTGTTTACGTGAAGTATTGCGAACTGAGACGCTCATAAAAAAGTAGATTTAATTCGTTATTTTTGTAAAGATACAAAAGTAATGCAATGAGGAAAGAGAACGTAAGTAAAATCATTATTCATTGTTCCGCAACAAGAGAAGGAGATAATTCTATCAATGCTGAGGTTATAGATCGGTGGCATAAAAAAAGAGGATGGAAAGGAATAGGATATCATTTTTTAGTTTTAATAGATGGTACTATTGAAACTGGACGTATGGTAGATAAATGTGGAGCGCATACGAAAGGTTTGAATTGCAGCTCTATCTCGATTTGTTATGTGGGAGGAGTAGAATCTGAAAGAGATTCAAAAGGAAAGTATCCTGCAAAAGATACAAGAACTCCAGAACAAATAGCAACTATGTTAGAATTATTGCGTGTATTACGTAAAATGTATCCAGAAGCAAAAATTCATTCCCATCGAGACTTTGCTGCTAAGGCATGTCCAAGTTTTGATGCAACAACAGAGTATTGTAATATATAACTATAAAAATAAAAATTATGCCAGATCCAAAAAAGAAACAAACAAAAGGTACACCAGCAAAAAAGAAAGCAGGTCAAACAGGCTATGGCCCACAAAATAGACCAGGCACTTTTGCTAAAAAGAAAAAAGTTAAGAAAAAAGGCCCAAAACTTAAAGGCGTAGGAAAAATTGTAAGAAGTGGATCTGCAAAGAGTGTCGCTGCATTAAGAAAAGCTGCATTACTAAAAGCTAAGAAAAAAGGTATAAAAAAACCAATGAAGCCAGTAGTAAAAGCGAAAAGAGGTTCAAGTAGTACTAAAAGAAAATCACTTAGATATTAAGATATGCCAGATCCAATTACTAAAAAAGTTAGGGACTCTTTAAAGAGAGTTAAAGTTAGAAAAAAAATCGTTAGAGATTCTACAAGTAGAATGGAGATGGTTAATGTCTTGAAAAAAGAATTAGGCAAAGAAAACTATAATAAGATTAGAACTAATAAGGTTAAAGATGTTAAGCTAACTTTAAAGCAAAAGAAATATATTAGTAGAATTAATCGGTTAGCTAAAAAAGAACAAAAGAACCGAAGAAAAATTAACGATAATCCAAGAAAAAGATAATGGGACTTTATTGTAAAGGATTAAAAGGAGAAAAATTAAAAAAGTGTAAAGCTAAGATAGCTGCTAAAAGAAAGACTTCCGCTTACAAAATGAAACGGAAAAAAGATTCTGTTAAGCTAAGGAAATTAGATTCACTTAAGGGTTTTCGATATGAAAAAATTATAAAAAAAAGAAATTCACTAAAAGAGTCTCTAAAAAATCAAAAAAAGAAATAACTATGGCAGCATCAGGCCCAGGTGGCAAAAAAACAATAAGTTCAAAAACATCAAAGCCAAAAATGACTATGTTGGCTAAAAAATCTTTAGCTATTCAAAAAAAGAAATTAGCTAAATGTGCTGCTGCTGCAAAAAGCTCAGGTAAAAAATGTAGTCTTAAAAAAATGTCAAGACTTAAAAAAAACATAGCAGGTTTAAATTCTACAGGAAAGACTAAAGTAAGAAGAGGTGTTGACAAAGGTGTAGAGGTAGGTAAAAAAGTAGCTAATTCTAAAACTGGTAAAGTAGTACAAGGAGCTATTAAACTTGCAAAAAACATAAAAAACCTTGATGCTAAAGGAGCTGTTAATACAATTACCAAAACAGCTAAGGACGTTAAGAAAGCTCCTACAGTTATTAATTATAGAAAAATATTAAAAAAGAAAAAATAAATTTAAAATAAAAATTATGCCAGATCCAAAAAGAAAAAAAGTAAGAACTCAAGTTTGTAAAACAAACAAAAAAGGAGTAAGAAAGTGTAAGTACAAGATGGTTAAAAGAACACCAAAGCAGTTAAAAGCTTATGACGCAATGATGAAAGTCCGAAAGAAAAGCACCTCAGGTTTTGGAAAACTAAGTGATCTTGATGTTACAAGTCCAGGCCCTATAGAAAAATAAATTATGGCAAAGACATGTAATTACAATTTTAATGGAGAGCGCAAAACTGGCAAGACAAAAGAAGAATGTGCTAAGTTAGCAGCGAGATTTAAGAAACACAAGGAACAACTGCAGCGAGAATTTGATAGTATTTCTGGTAGATCACGTGATAATAAAAAAGAAACACCTAAGCCAAATAAAAAGAAGAAAAAATTAGGAAAAATAGTTACTGGAATAAAAAAAGGTATAAAAAGAGGAATCGAAAGAAGGAAAAAAAAGAAGGCGAGTAAAAGATCTTATAATCCGTATGACTAATGGCAGGTAGAACAAAAAAAGGAAATAAAATTTGCCCAGCTGGTATAGCGTGGGCTAAAAAAACTTTTGACAAGTATCCGTCTGCTTACGCAAACATGGCAGCAAGTAAATATTGTAAAGATCCTAATTACGGAAAAGGTAAAAAGAAAAAATAATGGCTAAGAAATTTAAAGTACATAACATGTATAGTAAAACAGGAATTAAAAAAGTTGCTAAGACTATGTCTGATCACTTATCTTTAAAAAAAAGAGGTTATAATCACGATAAAAGAAGAGCAAATAAAAAATAATGGGTGAGTTAAAAAAATGGCGTGAAGAGAACTGGGTTCGTATCGGTACAGACGGTAAGATAAAAGGCCCTTGTGGAACTTCTAAGAACAAGAAAAACCCTGATCGCTGTTTACCTATGGCTAAAGCTAAAAGCCTCTCTAAGCGAAAGCTTGCTGCTACAGCTCGAAAGAAAAAGAAAGCAGGAGCAAAAGGAAAACAATTTGTTAAAAACGTAAAAGGAGTAAGATAATGCCAGATCCAAAAAGAAAAACAAAAAATTATGTAGGTAAAGGGACTGTAGTATATGCTAAGGGAGCAAAAGTAACTAAAGGTCAAAGCAATGTAAAAGTTCCTGGAGCGAAGATAACTTCAAAGTCTACTTTGAAAATGAAAATGAAAAGAGGAAAAAGTTCTGAAAAATTTAAAAGTAAAATTTATAGTACAAGCCTTGACGACAATACAGTAAGTCGTATAAAAGGTAAGTATAGCTCAAAAAGAGGAGGAAAATCAACTGAAACTTTTAAACAAATTAAAAAAAACAAAGACGGAACTTACACGTTGTCTAAGTGTAATAAAAAAGGTAAATGTACAACCAGAAAAGTTATGAAAGTAAGAGGTAAATTTATTACAAGTAGAATGAAAAAAAATAGAGATAAATTAAACAAAAAAAAATAAAATGGCAGTTACAGATAAAAGAAGTAGGCTTTTAAAAAAAGCAGCAAGAAAACAAAGGCAAGCTCAAAAAAGAAAAGATAAAGGATGGCCTCAAGCAGCAAGAAGAAGTGAACAAGAAGCTTATGAACTTAAAAGAGAAGCAAGAAACAGTTGTGGAAGAGGTCGTAAAGCTGTATATAGAAGAGGAAAAAAAGTAGGTTGCAGAACAAAAAGAAGAAGATAGTTA